GGGTCAGTCGGGGGGTGGTGTCTGCAGCTCGCGCGGTGTGACACGCAGGGCGCGCGCCAGCTTGCGCACACTGGAGATGCGGATCGGTAGGCCCTGCTCGGCGCGGGTGACGGTCACGCGGCTGACGTCGGCGCGTAACGCCAGGTCTTCCTGAGACAGGGCAGCCCATTCGCGCAATTGACGCAAGCGCGGCACCAGCACTGCTTGTCTGATACGTGAGTGGGGCGTAAGCGTACCAGTCACCTAGTGCCCATCTGGGGCATGACTACGTACTGCGTTCGCGCGGAATCTGGGGCCGTACACCTAATGTAACACGGCGCATGACCCGCGTCGGTCACCCAGTTCGAAATTTACCGAATCGCGGTTGAATTTTCTTACACGCCGGCGGCGCACACTCGGCGTCATGACCACAGACGAGCAGGTGCGCTGGCTACGGGTGCGCATGCGCGCCGATCTCTTCGAGCGCTTCAGCGAAATGGCGCTCGAGGCGCACCGCGAGCCGTGGGACCAGGCGCGCCTGATCCTCGAGCGGTCGGCGCGCCGCTGGCGGGCGCGCGTCACCCCGAAGACCGAACCCGAGCAGGCAGCCTGATGCCGTACGACTGGACGCGCGACGGTGAAGATGCCGCCGAGCGAGCGTATTGGGCCTGGGTTTCGCACCACCCACATGCTGACGGACTTGAGATCTGGGCCGCGGGGATCGGTTGGGCGATTCGCAGCTCATCGGCGATCAGCCCAGCATTTGAGCACTTGAGCGGCATCCTGCGCTTCGTTGAACGGAAGGAAATGGGTGTCGGCATGAGTCTCGAGCAGGAGCGGTGACATGCAAGGCGTACGCACGCGTAACTCGTTGTGGATCGACCAGGCCGTGCCAGCCCAGAAGCCCGAGCGCGAGACGCTGGACATCATCCTGTGGCTGCTCATCGTGCTCGGGTTTACGGCGTCGTTTTTGCTGGCCGTCTCGCTCGTCCTGGGCAGCGCGTGGCTGGTGATCTGGGTGCTGCGCGAGATCGCGCGGCTGCTGAGCAACGCATGAGCCTGCTGGGCGAGCACAAGCCGGTGGTGCGCGGCGGCAAGCTGTACTGCAAGGTCTGCCGCGTCATCTGGCCATGCCTGGTTGCGCAAGAGCGTGTGCGGGTCAAGGCCTGATGGCCATCCTCGCCGCGGCCATGCTGCTCGTGTCGAGCATGGTCGATAGCGTGCCTGACTTACAGGACGTCAACGAGGCGGCGGCCGAAGCGTCGGTGTCGAGCACCGACTTGCTGGGCGCCATGCTGACGGTCGGCCAGCCCGACCCGCGGACGTACCTGCGTCATTCGGGTGAGCTGCCGTGGCCCGTGGCCCCCGTCATATGGGGGGTGTGGGACAGGCTGGCGGCATGCGAAGCCACCGGCCGGTGGAACGCGAATACCGGCAATGGCTACTACGGCGGGTTGCAGCAAGACATGACGTTCTGGCGGCGCCACGGTGGGCTGGCGTACGCGTCGCGGCCGGACCTGGCCTCGCGCGAGGCGCAGATCGCCGTCGCCATCCGCGGTCAGGCCGTGCAGGGCTGGGGCGCGTGGCCCGTGTGCAGCCGCCGCGTGGGGTTGCGTTGATGCCCGAGACGATCACGCTGTTTGTCGAACGCAAGCTCAGCGACGGCAACTATGGCAGCCAGGGCTTTTCGCTCGGGCTCACGCTCACGCTCAGCGACGAGCAATCGCTGGACGACGTCGTCGAGATGCAGCATGCGCAGTTGTTACAGATGGTGCTTGAGCGATTGGCCGCGTCGCCGAATGGACGTATCGCGTTCACGGCGCAGCGCGAATTGCATGCTGAAGAAGACGAGGCGCGCGCCGACGCGTGGGCGAACTCGAATGCAGCTTCCGAAGAGCGCGCCATTCGCGTCATGGATAGCGAAGGCGAACTCGAAGAGTTGCCTTTTTAGGGAGGGTTGAATGGCTCTATCGCTGGCCGAGCTCGATAAGCGTATCCAGCTGAACAAGCAGTCAGGGTGGGGGCTCGAGAAGGGCACATCGGCGCAGCTCAATCTGCTCGCGCTTTACTGCCAGAAGCACCGCTTGCTGCCTGGCGACGACGTCACGTTGTACGACGGCAAGCCGTGGATCACCATCGACGGCCGCGTCAAACTCATGCGCCGCAATCCCGACTGGGATGGCCACACGCTGCGGCCGTTGAAGCCGGACGAGAAGGCCGACTGGGGCTACGACAAAGATGACATCGTCATCGAATGCCTGGTCCACTTGAAGGGCAAGAAGGATCCGATACAGGGGTATGGTCGGGTCAGGAAGGCCGAGCGATTCGGTACGTCGGACGGTCAGCGACAGAACCCGATTGCGAAAATCCACCCGGTCGAGCTGGCGACCAAACGCGCGCTTGCTCGCGCCGAGCGATTCGCATTTGGCACCGAGTCGTATGTCGACGATGACGAGCTCGAGGAAGCCGTACGCACGGTGGTATCCGAGCGTGCCGAGCACCAGGCCGAACGCGCGGCAAAGTACGTCGAGATCTACGGCAGCGACGACATGGAGCCAGCGCGTCGGGTTGACGTCAAGACAGGCGAAGTGCTCGAGTCGAAGGTGCCGTTGGTGACGGTAGATTCGATTCTGGGACAGCGGTATGCCGAACTGGTCGAGGAAGCCGCAAAGCTCGAGTTGGACTACTCGGATCTGGAAGTGTCGTTTCCTGCCGATCGCGAGGACGTCATACGCAAGGGTGGCAAGCTGCGCGACAGGATCGATGACGCGCATCGCCTGGGGGCTACTGAAGTGTCGTGAGTTGGGCCAAGCTACGCCGCGAGATCTATGACCGAGATGGCGGCATGTGCCAGGCGTGCGGCATGCCAGTCGGCAAACGTTGGGACTGCGGTCATGTCGTTGACCGTATCGTGGGCGGCAGCGATACGCTCGACAATCTCAAACTCATGTGTATTCGGTGTAACAGAACGCTGAAACCCATCACGCCGACGCGCGGGGAAGCGCAACGCTGGATGGATTCGCAACACACATTGAACCCGGTGAATTGGAGCCCGGTATGGGAGCTGATCCGCGGACAGAAGGCCTCGATCGATGAGCAGGCGCCGTTGGCTGAGCACTGACATCTCGAAAGATGCGCGGGTCCGCAAGCTGGCCGCCGACGCCGGCGAGTTCGCCGCGCTCGTGTACTCGTGGGCTATCCCCCACGCGTCTGACGACGGATCGATCCCGTCAGATCCCGACGAGCTGCTGATGCTGGTGGTGCCCGGCTTCCGCTGGCGCACGACCGAGGATATGCAGAACGCCATCGACGCCATGCTGACGCTCGGCCTGCTCGAGCAGTGCGACGACCGCCTCCGATTTCCCCCAGGCGCCTTCTACAAATACCAGACGTACGTCACCGCAGATCGGCGCGAAACAGCGCAGAACGGCGCACAACAGCGCGAAACGCCGCCTTCGTCTTACTTAACGTCTTCGTCTTCGTCTTACTTAGGTTCAGGGACTACGCTATCGCTCCGTCCTTCGCGCGTGCGCGCGGGCGAGGCCAAATCGTGCTCCGCATGTCGAACGCCATTGCAACGGCGGGCTGCGGACGGGCTGTGCGCCGAATGCCACGGGCTGGCGATCGTATGGGCCAGGCAAACAAATGTCGACGTGGAGCACATCAGCCTGGTCGATCTCGTCGGGCTGGCGATCCGAGCTCGAGAAGTCATGCAACCAGACGGCGATCTTCCCAGTCACGATGACACGGATCGCACAACGAAATCAGATCAGACGGCAGCTCGTAGCCGAGGTACTCCCGAGTGAGGTGATGCACTTGCAGGTTGACCCCGGTGCGTTTGCATCCCTGGCAGCGGTAGCCATCCTGCGCCCTGCGTTCCGCTGCGCGTCGGCGCCATTGGATCGAGGTGTAGTACGTCGGCGCAAAGGCTCGCATACGTTCGGGCCGCTGGTACTCAGGCGAGTCGAAGAGACTGAGGCTGTATGAGTGGTGCATGAGCCCCACACTAACCTTGTCAATTACGCCGGCTAACCGCGCCCTCCTACGTAGGAACTCCTACGTATATGAACTACATGTGCATGCCTACTCTAAAGCAGGAAGTCGAGGCTGGTGAAATTCACACATGAAGCGAATACGAATCCAGCCCGATGAACCAGAACAATTGCAGTTGTTCCCTGATGAGATGCTTCGGTCAATGGACAAGAAGGACTCACGAGTCGTGGCCTTGCCAGTAGGTGAGCGGACTGTAAATCCAGACTTCGTGAAGCGATGGCGTATACCACCGTCGGAACGCAAAGTACTGGATCTCTTGGCGCTCAACCATTCGAACCCTCAAATTGCTGAAGCGCTCGGCTTGAAGCTCGGAACGATTGAAAATCGAGTCACGGCCATGATCGGAAGGACGGCGACCCTTGGTATCGAGAATCGCGCGGACCTGGTCTACTACGCGACGAAACCATCGCCGCCAGACGAAAGTGGTCTGCGACGGGTTGTGTGACGACATTCTCGGCGGAGACCCATGAGCAGGACCGTGTACGCTACCTCGCCCAGAGCCTGGTTCGGCTCGAGCAGCAGGCTACACGCGCCATGTATCTGGGCTACGTTCAGGAAGCCGCTGACCTGTGGCAACAGCGCGACGTCATTCGTGAGCGCCGTTCGTACCTGATGCGTATCCTGTGGGCGCGGCGGGGCATCACCAGGCGTGTCTGATTCGCTCGAGCATCTCGTCGGCGACCGCGATCGCCAGTTCACCGACCCCCAGACCCTGAACCGAAACAAGCGCGAACGTGTGGCTCGGCGTGTGTGTGCCGCGTGCTGGCGGGTCACGTTGCCAAAACGGTTTCTGCCGGCGCTCACCCGTTGCGCCCACTGCGGCGGCGAGCTGCACGAGGTCCTGCTCTAAAACCCCATGCCAGCGCGTAACCCCATGTCCCAGAAGTGCAAGGCTCGTACTCGCGCCGGCCATCGCTGTGGCTACTGGGCCATGCATGGCCAGACCGTGTGTCACTTGCACGGCGGCGCCGCCCCGCAGAACCTGCGCAAGGCCGAAGAACGACTGCGTGACCTGGTTCACCCAGCTATCAGCAAGCTCGGCGACCTGCTCGAGGAAGCCGATTCGGATGCCGCACGCCTGGGCGCCATCAAGTACGTCCTGGATTGGGCTGGTTTCAAGGCGACCGAGAAACTCCAGACCGACCAGCAAATCACCATCAGCGTGGTGCGCGAAGAGCAGCCCATCGTCCTCGAGCAGACCACCTATCGCGCCCTCAATAGCAATGGCAATAGCAACGGCCACCCGCACGATTAGGCTCGCCCGATTGCACCCGGCGCAGGCGCAAATCAAGGCCGAGGCGCGCCGCTTCAATGTCGTCGCATTAGGTAGACGTGCGGGGAAGTCAAAACTTGCGCAGGACTTGCTCGTCGACTGCGCGCTCGAGCGCCGGCCGGGCGGCTATTTCGCGCCGACGTACAAGCTGCTCGAGGAGTTCTGGCGCGAGCTCAAGGGTGTCCTGGTCGAGGTGATTCGCGACAAATCCGAGCAGGAACATCGGCTCGAGTTACTCGGCGGCGGGGTGATCGAATGCTGGTCGACCGACACCGGTGACCCAGCCCGCGGGCGCCGTTACGCCAGCGTGGTCATCGACGAGGCAGCCATGATCCCGCGACTCGCTGACGTCTGGGGTCAAGCCATTCGCCCCACGCTCACCGACTACGCCGGCTCGGCCTGGTTCATGTCCACCCCGCGCGGCCTGAACGACTTTCACAGTTTGTTCGTCCGTGGCCAGGACCCGCTCGAGCCCGACTGGATGGCGTGGCAGATGCCAACGTCGGTCAACCCGTACATTGCCGCCGACGAGATCAGGGCTGCACGCCACGAGCTGCCCGAACGCGTCTTTGCCCAGGAATACGAAGCTCACTTCCTGAGTGTCGAGGGCGCCGGCGTCTTCCGCGGCGTGCGCGCCGTCTCACGCCTCGAGCCCAAGCCACCCGAGCGTGGCGGGGTGTACGTGTTCGGCGTCGATTGGGGCCGATCCGAAGACTTTACGGTCATCAGCGTGCTAAACACGCGGACGTTCGAGCAGGTCGCACTCGACCGATTCACCGATCTCGACTTCGAGATCCAGACCGAACGCCTGCACCGCTGGGCCGAGCTGTACCGGCCGGTGCAGATCGTTGCCGAGCGAAACAGCATGGGCGGCCCGCTCGTTGAACGCTTACAGCGCGGCTACGCCCGCCTGCTGGATGCGCCGCGGCCGCCACTGCCGGTCTACGGCTGGGACAACACCAACGCATCCAAGGCAGCCGCCATCGAGAAGCTGGCGCTCAACATCGAACGCGGCGAATTGTCGCTGCTGAACGACGCTGTGCAGATGGCTGAGCTGCTCGCGTTCGAGTCGACGACCACGGTCACGGGCATGGTCCGATACGCGGCGCCGGCGGGCTCGCACGATGACACCGTGATCGCTTTAGCGCTCGCCAATCTGGGTGCGGTAGTTGATCCGGCGCCGGCGCGCTCGAGCTACGCATTCGCGACGAGGAACGGGCATCGATGACCAGGCCGCGCTGGCTCGTCGCCTACACGCAGCCGGCGCGTGCGCCCCAGAAAGCACCGCCACCGGGCGGCGCGCTACCCGTCGAACGCTGGTCGATCCCCCAGGAATTGCGAAACCATCATGCCTGGGCCTGCTGGCGTTACGAGTACTACGCTAATCGCTGGTCGAAGCCGCCCTACAACCCGACCACGGGGGAACGTGCAGAGCCCTCGGACATCGGCACGTGGAGCGACTTCGACACCTGTTTCGACGCCTACCGAACTGGCCTGGTCCCGAATCCCGGTGATGCGCGTCCGTACGACGGCGTCAGCTTCGCACTCGACCTGCGCTGGGGCATCGTCGGCATCGACCTCGACCACGTCACCGAGTGGCAGGCCGGCGCGGACGGTATTGTGCATGCAATCTCCAGCTACGCGGAGTATTCTCCAAGCCGAGATGGCTATCGCATCTTCTGCAAGGGCACGCTCCCCGACGGGCGGCGCCGCAGGGGGAATGTCGAGATGTATAGCCAGCGTCGCTTTCTGACAGTCACGGGGCACAGACTGCAGGGCGCGCCGGACCACCTCAGCACGCCGCGTCGTCTGTACGCGACCTGGGATACGTGGCTCAATCGTGGCTGACGACGACAACGAGTCGGTCGACCGCGAGGCGAAGTCGCTCAAGCCGCCGTCCTCGAGCTACGTCAACGCGCTCAAGACCGAACTGGGCGACCTGTACAAGGACCAGGACGCGGATATCGACAACACCCGCGCCCAGCGCGAGATGCGTATGCCGGCGCTCGCCGAGGCCGACAAGGACTACGTCCTGGTGCACGTCGACCCGCGCGACCCCGACATCACCGAGGAGGCGTTCCAGCAGTCGGCGATCCTGACGCTCGAGCGCCCCAAGATCAGCATCAAGGGCGGCGAAGGCGACACCGCCCAGACACTCGCCACCGATCGCGAGCAATGGACCGAGGAGGTGCTGTGGCGCTGCGGCACGCGCGAACCCGGTT